CTCGCCCTTCTGAAGGATCACCGGAACTTCGTCGGGCTTGATCCCGGCCCAGCCGCCCGCGTGCATGCGCGGGGCATTAGCAAAGGCCAGCGCGGGAACCATACGGCCCGGGCCCGGCGATCCGACCGTGCCACCCGCATGCAGGATGTTGGCGAAGATACCACCCGCGCCGCCGAGCGCTCCCGACAGGGCGTTAGCGATGGGCCCGAGGATGAAAGTCCGCGCCGCCAGCTTGGCCAGATCGGCGATCATCGACGTCACCAGATCACGGAAGTCGAGCTTGCCGGTCTTGACGAACTCGCCCACCGCATTCTCGGCTGAGGTGAAGGCCCCGACCAGCGCCTGACCGATATCGCCGCCGATGTTGCGCGCCTTGGTGGCATAGTCGGCCAGCGCGGCTGTTACCGCTACCCAGCCGGTTGCGGCCTGGTCGGCCCCTGCGGCAGCTTCAGCCCCGGCATCTCGCGCGGCCGCCCCGGCTCCAGCGGCGGCACCGGCGGTGTCGTCCAGTTCGGTGTTGAGCGCATCTGCCGAACTGGCTGCATCTGCCAACGCCGTTTCGGCCTCCGATCCGGTGCCGGTCACCGCATCGCGCAGCGCCTGCCAACTTGCCAGCGGACGCCCGGCAGCATCGGCCAGCATGCCTGCTGCTTCGCGGTAACCGTCAGCCCGGCCACGCGCATCGTCTGCCATCGCGCCAAGCCCGAGGTCGGGCGGCTCGAGGTAGGTCCGGGACAACGCGGCTGAAAAGGCGTCAGCTGCGGCCGCCCCGGCAGCTGTTGCGGCACCCTCGAACGGATTGCCGATCCGCGCCAGTTCCACTGGGTCCAGCGTGCCGATCCGGACCCCACCTTCGCCGACCGCCCAGTCCGGCAGCAACTCCAAGGCCGCGTTCAGCCCGTTGATGAAATTGTTGATGCGCGTGACGACGCCGTTCAGCATCGCCTCGACGCCAGAAATCAGCCCGTTCGCCGCCTGGAAGGCAAAGTCGCCGATGGCGCCGGGCAGACTGCCCCAGATCGCGACGGCCGCATCATAAGCGCCTTGGAAAATTGCAGCCGTCCGGTCGCCGAAGCTGACAACGCCCGCGATAGTGCCTTCGAGGGCCGATAGCCCTGCAGCCTTCAGCCCCTCCCAGCCCGCAGCCATTTTAGCGAAAGCAGCGTCGAGCGCCAGGCCGGTGCGCGACCAGACCTCCTTGGCGACATCGCCCTGCAGGCGGAACGCCTCACCCACGCCACCGACCCGGGTCACAAGTTGCGAGACCTGATAGACCAGTTCCCCCGCGCCGACGATCAGCGCACCGATCCCGGTCCGGATCAGCGCCCCGCGCAGGAACACGAGTGCGGTGGCAAGGCCGCGCACAGACAGGGCGGCAACGGCCAGCCCGGCTACCCAACGACCGGCCATGAAGGCGGCGAAAGTCGCGGCATAGGTGGCAAGGCGTGCGAGGTTGTCGAAGACCGCCGTGATCGCGCCGCCGATGGGCCCGGTGCCGCGCGCCATGTCGGCCAGCGCATTCGCCACGGTCTCCAGCGCCGGGGCGACGGCGGCGGTCAGGCGATTGATCAAGCCCAGCCAGATCAGGCTCAGCTTGGCGATGGCATCGCCGGTGCGTTCGATCTGTGCCGCGTCGGCCGCACTCACCGCCACCCCGAAATCCTGCACGTCCTGTGCGGCCTCACGCAGCGTAGCGGAGTCGATGCGCAGGAACGCCAGTGCGGCGCGATCGCCGAAGAGGTCAGAGGCGACAGCAGCACGTTCCGCTTCGGGCACAAACCGGTTCAGCGCTTCCTGAATGGCGACAATGCGCTGATCAAGCGGCAACGCCTGCAAATCTGCGGCTGTCAAATTCAACCGTTCCAGCGCACCAACGGCCGATCCTGACCCAGACGCCGCTTCCGACAGCCGCGTGGTCAGTTTCTTGGTGGCCTGTTCGATCTCCCCCATCGAGACACCGGCCAGCTCGCCAGCCCATGTCAGCACCTGCAGGCTTTCCACAGTGGTCCGGAGCGAGGCCGCCATATCGGCCTGTGCGCCGATGACCTCGAGCCCCGAGCGGACCATCGCCACACCCGCAGCGGCTGCGGCGGCCGCCACCGCCGCCAGCGCAATCCCGGCTTTTCGGGCAAAGCTGCCAAGTCGGGCATTGGCCAGTTCCATCTCCGACGACAAGCGGCCGAACCCGCGCGTGCCCGCCTCGCCGATCCCTTCCAACTCGGCCCGGACCTGACGGCCGCCTTCCGCGACCAGCCGGACACTGACCCGTTTTTCAGCCATGGCCGTCTCCGATCTGTTCGTTCAGCTTGCGCACCATCACCGCCTCGATCTCGGGCAGCAGTTCGGCGGCGATCAGGGCGTCGATCCCGAGGGCATTGGCCATCGCGAGGGAAGCGCCCATGTCCCAGCCCAGCACCGCGCCGGGGATCACGCGCAACTGCCCGCCAAGGCGGCCGACCAGATCCCAGACCTGCCAGCCATCTTCCGTCTGCGGCCGGTTCAGTCTTGCGGGGCAGTCCGGGCAGCGCCCCTGGCAGGCCGCGCAGTAGCGGTCGCCCCCGCCGAAGGACCATTCGGCAAGGGCGCGGAGACGTTTTTTTCCGCGTCCAGGATCAGGCCCTTGGCGACGTATTGGGTCTGGAACGCCTCGAAGACTGGCCAGATTTCCAAGAGGGCGTCGATGCCTTCGGGCGAGACCGCGACAGCATCACCTGCGTCATCGCCCACGCCTTCCCAATCCAGCACCGCGCGCCGGGCGACGGCCTTGGCCATGGCGAGCGCCAGTTCCTCCTGCGTCGCGGTGTCCGGCAGGGCTTCGATGGCAGGATCGGCACGCGCCGAGACCATCAAGGCGGTGGTCAGCGGAGCGACTTGCAGTCGAAGGCCCGGGGCGAGGGTCAGCCACGCGGGCACGGCAGTCAGGTTCAGTCTGATCATGGTCAATAGCTCACAACGGTGTTGACGAGGACGGCGGTGCACATGCGGGCGGGGCTGACAGCCTTGGCGGCCTGCCAGTCGAAGGTGGCCTGAATACCTTGTGGGCCCGGGATCTCGATCCGGGGGCGCGGCAGGTAGACGGCATGTGCGGTGAAGGTGAAGCTGGCGTTGGCCCCGAGGCTCCAGGCGAAGACCAGCTCGCAGGGAGTGCCGTCGATGGCCTGCGTGATCAGCGTGCTGTCGGCGAAACGGACCTCCACTCGGCCGGTCAGCGATGCCATGCCGGGGTCGGCCCCCTCGATGCGGCCGTCCGAGCGGATGGTCTCGATCCGGTCGAGCCCGTTGGAATAGGTCACTTCGGCGGAAATGACGTTGCCGAGCGGTGAGCCGTTCCGCGTGATCGCCCCGTTGAAATGCCCGAACCGCTGCAAGGCCAGAGAGGTTGGCGTGCCAGCGGCTGTGGCCGCCGCGACGCTTTCTCCCTGAGCGACCAGCCGGGCCGTCGCTGTCAGCAGGCCCGACCGCGCCATTTGCCACGACAGCTGATCGCAGACGCAACCGGTGTACATCGCATAGCGCGGCACCTCGGGCATCGCCGTCTCGATGGCCATGCTCGGCAGCGTCCAGTTGCCCGACTGGAAGGTGTGGGTCTTGGGCGTCGTTCCGGTGGTCGTGGGCGCCCCGAAGGCCGCCTTCAGCCAGAGGCCGAAGTTCTCGACATCGATCGGCACCACGACATCGCCATCGGCGGTGACCGCATCCTTGATCGGCGCCAGCGGATCGCGCCCCTGGCCCAGCAGTTCCGAAGCGATCAACGGCTGTTCAGAGCCGAGCGTGGTGCTGGCAAAGGGCACCGTCCGGTAGCCCGTGGCGGGCGCGGTGCCATAGATGGTTTCGAACGCAAGCGCCATCTGCGCCCGCGCCCCATGGGCTCGTGCCATCGTGTTCTCCTATCGTGATTGGGATCAGGCCAGAGGGTCGGCCGTGGAATAGTGCAGGATGACCGGAATCACTGCCGCCTTCAGACTGGCGGCGCCTTCGACCGGCAGATCGACCGGGCGCGGCGCTTCGGCTTCCACCCAATCGCAAAGGCCGCCGAGCGTGCGGTCGGCGGCAAGCGCCGCGCCGATGCTTGCGCAGAGGGTGTCGAAGGCGGTGTCACGGGCCGCACCCTGTACGACCACCTCGATCTCGGCCCTATGCTGGTAGTGGTAGCGTAGCGGTGAGAGCGTGGTCTCGGGCTCCCCCGGCTCGCCGTCGCGCAGGATCAGCAGGCCAGCGGTTGGCAGCCGCTCGGGCAGCACGTCACCGCGCAGCGCGGCGGCGGGCAACGCCGAGAGCCGCGCGTGCAGCGCGGCGAGGATGGTTTCGCGAAGGGTGGGCATGGGTAGTCCTCGGCAATACAGGCACAAGTGCATCACCTCCATGTCGACGCGACCCGGCAGCAAAGCTGCGGGCGTGCGACACGATGGAAAGATGATGGGATCCATGGCGAACTGGCGGATTGTTTTCTTTCATCATTCCATTCAACTTGCGACTCCAAGGATGGGAGATCGACGTTGAGTTGGACGCTGTTTGTTGATGAGTCAGGCCAAGATCAGCGGGAATCCCCTTTTGAGGTACTTGCCGGTCTCGCCATCGAAGACCGTCAGATATGGCCCCTTATCTGTCAGATATCCGATGCGCAGCAGCACTTCTTCGGAATGCGCCTATTTGATGCCTATGGCGCCGAGGCCAAGGCCAAAGAGCTTCTCAAGAAAAAGGCGTACAAGCACGCGGCCCAAATGGACCCGTTCGTCGGCGAGGAGCGGAGACGCCTCGCCAAAGAGATGCTTGAGGATGGGGAGCATCCGACGCGCGCTCGCCTGACGGCTCTGGCACAAGCGAAAATCTCGTACTGCGAGT